ATTGAAATTAATAATAGGCTTTATAGAATAAACTCAATGACAACAAATTTTCAAACTGGAAAAACAGACTTTGAATTAATTAATTTATTATGATAAAACTAATTTTACAGATGCTAGAATTTGCTAATGGTGAAACTGAAGAGATTCAAAGGGCACAAGGTAAATATGCACACCCAGAAAGTTTTAAAGGTGCATGGCGTAAATTTAAAAAAGAGTTAAAATGGCAGAAAAAGTAAACCTAGAATTAGAGGTAGAAGCAGCGAAAGCGATTAAGGAGGTTGAAGATTTAAGAAAAGAATTCAAAGAACTTAATGAGTTAGTTGAGAAATCAAACGCTATAAATGAGCAAGGTTTTGATGCATTAAAAAAGACTGGTGAATCATCTGCTAAAGGTATTAAGGCTATTGGCTCAAGTATTAAGGCAGCTGGTATAGGTGTGTTTTTAATCGCACTGCAAACTATGCAAGATTTATTCATGCAGAATCAAAAAGTGGTGGATATAGTGAACACCGCTTTTGAATCTTTAGCCTTAGTATTTAATGATGTGTTTGGGTTGCTTACTGGTGGTGTTGATTCAATTAAAAAGGTAGGTGAAGCTTTTGATAAATTCTTTGGAAAACCCATTGAAACAGCTGTAGCATCTTTTCAAAAATTTGGTAGTGCATTTAGTAAGATATTTGGAGGTGATTTTAGTGGTGCTTTAGATGATGCAAAAGAAGGCTTTAGCGGTTTGGGTGATGCCATTAGCCAGACTGGTGATGGCTTTGTTGAAGCTGCTACTGATGCAGCTGAATATGTTGTGAATGTAAAAAATGCAGCGGTTGAAAACGTTGAATTAGCAAAAAGTGCTGAACTAGCTGAAGCTAAAAATGTTGGATTGCTAGAAAAGTTTGATAGGGCAGCTGAGAAGCAAAGACAAATCAGAGATGAAGAAAGAAACAGTATTGAAAAACGAATAGAAGCAAATGAAAAACTAGGCGAAATATTAGAAGAGCAAAATAAAACGATGCTTGAAAATGCCAACATTGCGTTAAAAAGTGCTCAAGCTAACTTCGACCGCAATGCATCAATTGAAAACGAGGTGGCTTTGATACAAGCACGAAATGAAGTTTTAGCAGTTGAAGCTACTGTGGAGGGTTTCAGGTCAGAACAAAAAGCAAATGATTTGGCTTTAGATAAAGAGCGAATAGAATTAAAAAATACTGAAAATGAAGCTGACACAAACCGAAGATTAGATCAGCAAAAGTTTGAAGCCGAGCAAGAGTTAACTGAAACTCAAAGACTACAGAGATTGATTGAAATTAATCAACAAGAAAAATTGATCCAAGAAGAAAGGTTACAAGGTATAATTAATGAAGCTAATTTAGGAACTCAAGCAAGGATAGATGCCGAAGGTGCATTAAAAGATTTTACACAAGCTAACAATCAAGAGCTTATTACGCTGCAAAAACAACAAGCTGCAAATATATTAGATGTTGAAAAGAAAGCATTAGCTGACAAACAGAAGTTAGAAGCCCAAAAAATTCAAGCCACATTAGTGAGTTTGAGTGCGGTTGCTACATTAGTTGACCAAGATTCAAAAGCTGGAAAAGCTATAGCTGTTGCTCAAGGTTTAATTAACACATATCTTGGAGTTACACAAGCATTAGCTTCATCACCGCCACCATTTAACTTTATTGCTGCTGCTGCTACAGCTGCTGCTGGTTTTAAAGCTGTTGCAGACATAAACAGAACAACACTACCCTCACCAGAAGGGGGCAATTCAAACGTGTCAGCAACTGGAAGCTTTTCAGCTAGTGCTCCAGCAGAAGCAACACCCCCATCTTTTAATATTGTTGGGGCTACAGCGACCAACCAAATTGCTAATCTTTTATCGAATCAAGAACCAATTAAAGCTTTTGTTGTGAGTCAAGATGTAACCACAGCCCAAAGCCTAGAGCGGAATATTGTAGAAGGTTCAAGCATATAATGCAAAATTGACTTTCAAATTCGTTATTAGTTTATGAAAATCATTGAACTAATAATAGATGAAGGTGAAGATAATGGCGTGAATGCCATCTCACTTGTAAAAAATCCAGCAATAGAATCAGATTTTTTGGCTTTAAAATCAGATGAAGTTTTACTTAAAACTATCAATGATGATAAAAGGCTTTTGGTTGGTGCTCTTTTGATACCCAACAAGCCTATCATGCGGAAAAATGAAGAAGGTAATTATTACATATACTTCTCAAAAGATACCGTAGAAAAAGCTTCACAAAAATTTCTCATGAATAACAATCAACACAATGCCACCCTTGAGCATAAAATTCCGCTAACTGGGATGACATTGGTTGAAAGCTGGATTATTGAAAACAAAAAGCAAGATAAATCTGCATATTATGGGCTTGATGTGCCAGTGGGCACTTGGATGGGCACGATGAAAGTGCAAAATGAAGATACTTGGCAAGAAGTGAAGTCTGGGAAAATCAAAGGCTTTAGTATCGAGGGGTATTTTGCAGATAAAATAGAAGCTTCAAAATATGATCCAGAAAAAGAAGCTGAAAATTTATTGAATGAAATCAAAAATATACTTGCTTAAAATGTATGTTAACAAGCTAAATCAAAGAGTCTTAAAATACTTCTTTGAATCTTATTCAGATTACCCAGATGCTGTAAAAAATAACGCCAAAAAAGGTAGAGAGCTTAATGAAAAAGTTGGCAATAAGTGTGCTACTAGGGTTGGCAGATTACGAAGTTCACAACTTGCTTCTGGTGCTTCAATTAGTGTGGATACTATTACACGAATGTATTCATTTTTAAGCAGAGCCCAAGAATATTATGACCCAAAAGATACCGAAGCTTGTGGAACAATCTCTTATTTGTTATGGGGTGGTTTAGCTGGTTTGAGGTGGTCAAAATCTAAGCTCAAAGAATTGGGTGAATTAGATTTAGCTGAAATAGGTAAAAGGGGTGGAATAAAAAGAAGCAAAAAAGCCCCAAAGTCTGACACAAAAAACCCCAACCCAAAAGGTAAAGGCACTGCAAAAGGTAGTGCAAAGAATACCAGATCCGCAAAGGTTTCAAAACGAGATGAAAAAACGCTTCAGAATAAATCTGATGAGTTTAATGAACGCTATAAAAAGAAGCTTGGCTATGGTGTGACTGTAGGAATGTTAAAAACAGTTTTTCAAAGGGGTTTAGGTGCGTTTAATGTGTCACATTCACCAAGAGTTCGAAGTGCTTCACAGTGGGCACAAGCTAGGGTTAACGCTTTTCTGTATTTAGTCAAGAATGGCAGACCACAGAACAAAAAATATACTGGTGATTTTGATTTGTTGCCAAGTAAACACCCCAAAAAACCTAAATAAAATGCAAGGTATTAATAGAAATAATGTCACCCCATCTAAATCTTCACCCAAAGGTGGAAACAGAGCTTGTTTGTGCCAGGATGGTAAGACTTACAAGAAAGAATGCTGTAAGGGTGGCATAAAAAATCAAGGTATCGGCAAAGTTTAAGTGGTATTTACAAAAAAAATTATTTTAAAATGCAAATTTTTTTACATAAACCGTTAATTAATTATGAAATCTACTGAATTATTAAATAAAGTAAAGGAGATTTTGAATATTCCAGTAACATTGGAAGAATCAAAAGAGGTAAAGTTAGAAGTTATGACTTTACAAAATGGCACAGTAGTAGAAGCTGAACGTTTTGAAAAAGGTGCTGAAATATTTATCAAAAGCGATGATGAAAAAATAGCATTGCCAGTAGGTGAATATGTTATGAGTGATGGAAAGCTTTTGGTGGTTAAAGAGGAGGGTGTAATTGATGACTTTAGAGTTGTTGGTGATGATGTACCAGCCAAAGAAATTACTGAAGATTTAAAGTATCATGATAAAGATAAAAAGATGAAAAAAGATGATGAAAAAGAGATGAAGGAACACGAGGAGGATGAGAAGAAAAAGATGGCAGATCATATAAATGTCGACAAAGAAGGCAATATGATTGTCAAAATTGATGACTGGAAAGCTATGGAAGAAAGAATAGCCAATTTAGAAGTCGCTATCAACAAATTAAAAGGTGAAAAAATGGAAGCTTCTAAAACAATTGAAGAATTAGAAGAAAAATTATCAGCTGAACCAGCTGTGGAAGCCATTACTCATTCACCAGAAAATAATACAGAGGTTAAAGAACAACCAAAGTATGGTAGAAACAGACCCATGACAATGTCTGAAAAAGTTTTAGAAAGAATTTCAAATATTAATTAAATTATGGCAACTTATATAGATACTTCAAATGATATTGTATTTAATCAAGTAAGACAAAATACAATCACAACATCAGTGAGCATTGCTGCTGGTGATGCTGGAATTGACCAGAATATTGCAACTGATGCTTTGGTTATTACTTTACCACAAATTCACAGTGGTAATATTGGTCTTAGTTATCTCTTTAGAAATACTGGGGCAGATGGTAATAATATCATCACTTTAAGCCCACATTCTACTGATGGTTTCAATGGTTCTATTGCGAATGCAGCTGCTGACTCAGTGGCTTCTGGAGTAGTGGATAAAGATTGGGTAAACACTAAAGCAACTGCTAACAAAGGTGACTATGTTATTATTAGAGCGGTAGCCCTTACACAGTGGTACATTGTTGGAGGGGTTGGAATATGGGCTTCAGAAGCTTAATTATTAATTTTTAAAATATAGAAAAAATGAGAAACGTTGAATTAGCAACAACAACAAATATAACCACAAGTTACAGCGGTCAAGCGTCATCTGATTATATAGCCGCGGCACTTTTTTCAGCGACTACTATTGATGATGGTGGGATCACTGTTAAAAGTAATGTAGCTTACAAAGAGGTATTACAAAGAGGGGCTACTGGCTCAATTGTATCAGATGCAACTTGTGACTTTTCACCAAGTTCTACTCTTACATTAGATGAGAAAATTCTCGAACCAAAAGAACTTCAAGTAAATTTGCAAGTTTGTAAGCAAGATTTTTACAAAGATTGGCAGTCGGCTTCTATGGGATATGGTTTGAATCAAACTTTACCAAGTAAATTTTCAGATTTCTTGGTTGCTCACTGTGCTCAGAAGGTAGCACAAGCAACTGAAACCAGTATCTGGAGCGGTGCAGCTGGTGGTGCTGGTGATTTTCAAGGCTTAGTCGCAAACATGACAGCTGATGCAACAGTGACTGACATTGCTGCTATTGGTGGCGGTTTAGCTGCTGGTAATATCATTGCTGAAATGTCTAAGGTAGTGGCAGCACTACCCAGTGCTATCTATGGGCAAGAAGATACTTATATTTACGTTAATAGCAAAACAGCTAGACTTTATATTCAAGCATTAGGTGCTCTTGGAAATGGTGTTCAAAACATGGGTTCAATGTGGTACAATAACGGAACACTTACAATTGATGGAGTGAATGTTTTTGTAACCCCGGGATTAGCCGATGATACAATGGTTGGAGCACAAGCCAGCAATCTATTTTTTGGAACCGGAATTTTAAGTGATAATCAAGAAGTATCGGTTTTAGATATGCAACCAATCGATGGAAGTCGCAATGTAAGAATAATCATGCGATATACGGCTGGGATTCAGGTGGGCTTCGGTTCTGATTGTGTGCTGTATAGTTAATTGTTAACTTAAAATTATAAAGATATGCCATGTGCTGTAAGCAAAGGGCGTAGCCTTCCATGTAAGGCTGCGTTCGGCGGAATAAAGACCGCCTATTTTTTCGATCTGGGAGGGCTGGGAACAGTTACTTACGGAACTGGTGATGATGCTGGTAAAATTACCGCTATCTCTGGTTCACCAACTGTTTACCCTTATGAGGTTAAAAATACTTCAAGCCTAGAAACCACGATAAATAGCTCTCGCGAAACTGGCACTACATTTTATGAGCAAACGTTATCATTAACATTTACTTATTTAGACGTGCAAACGCAAGAGCAAATTAAACTACTCGCTTGGGGTAGAAATTCTGTCGCTGTATTAGATTATTATGATAACATAGTGATTTGTGGATTAGAACACGGTGTTGAGATGACTGCTGGAACTATTGGAACTGGCACACAGCCAGGAGATTTGAGCGGTTTCACCTTGACTTTTACTGGTCAAGAAGAGGATCCGGCCACATTTATCACTAGCTCTTTAATAGCTGCAAGTGCAACTCAAGGAGCACAAATTGATCCAACTTCAGCGGTAACGCCTTAGTTTTGTTTTTTTAGTTAGTTTAGAAGCCCTTTTATTAGGGCTTTTTTTTTACAAAATCATTAAAAAATAACGTTATCTAATTATGATAATTGCTACAACGAGCACTGGGGCACAAAATTTTAAAGTAATTCCACGAGATTATTCATTAACTAGCTTTACATTGAAGATAAGAGATGATCAAACAAACACAACGGTATCTTATTCAATTACTGGAGCTAGTGTTAGCACGAATTACGTTATATTTAGCAACACATTTAGCCCCGTTTTGGTTGATAATCATTATTATGATTTTACGCTTGTTAGTGCTGCCAATTTAATTATCTATAAAGACAGATTATTTTGCACTGATCAAACGATAAATCAAGCTAATAATAATTATTACGATTTGAACGATGGTATTTATACAGAATATGATGGATTTGACAATGAATATATTGTAAGATGAGAAAAAAAAATAAAATAAACATTCAAGCCACCGTTCCAAAAGCCAAAAAATCTATGAATGTAGGCTTTGTAAATCTAAGTTCTTTCGTTTTACCAGAGATTAAAGAAGAAACTGGCAAGTTTAAGTTTGTAAAGTTTGGTGAAAACAACGATTATTTTCAAGTTTTAATTGATAGGTATGTTGGAAGCCCAACAAATCACGCGATTATAAACAGTATCTCACAGCAAATATATGGTAAAGGCTTAAACGCTACAGATGCAAACAAAAAGCCCGAAGAATATGCCATGATGATCCGAATGTTTTCAAAAGAATGCGTTCGAAGATTATGCACAGACTTAAAAATGCTTGGGCAATGTTCCGCTCAAATAATATATTCTAAAAATAGAACTAAAATAGTCAAGGTTGAACACTTACCAGTGGAAACTTTAAGAGCAGAAAAGGCTGATGAGAATGGCAAGATACCAGCTTATTATTATCATAAGAATTGGGCGGATTTAAAACAAGGTGAACAACCTAGAAGAATTCCAGCTTTTGGAATGAGTCAAGAACCTATTGAAATATTTTATATCAAACCTTATAAACCAAGTTTTTTTTATTATTCACCCCCAGATTATCAAGGCTGCGTTCAATATTGTATGCTTGAAGAAGAGATTAGCAATTATTTAATCAATTATGTACAGCAAGGGCTGTCGCCTTCTATGCTTTTAAACTTCAATAACGGTATTCCAAACCAAGAAGAACGAGAATTAATTGAAAGTCGCATTGCACAGAAATTCACTGGCTCAAATAATGCTGGAAAATTTGTTTTATCATTCAATGATTCTAAAGAAACAGCTGCTGATTTGATTAGTGTGCCAGTTAATGACGCCCACTTACAGTTTCAAACGTTATCTGATGAAGCTTCAAAGAAAATAATGGTGGGGCATAGGGTAACAAGCCCAATGTTGATGGGTATTAAAGACCAATCTGGATTAGGTAATAACGCTGATGAAATAAAGACAGCTAGTTTGCTGTTTGATAATGTAGTTATTAGAACATTTCAAGAATTATTAATTAGTTCGTTTGACCAAATACTTGCTTTTAATGACATAACATTAAATCTATATTTCACTACTCTACAACCTTTAGAATTTACAGAAGTTGATCCAACGATCCAAGATTCTGAAGAAATCGAAGAAAAGACTGGGGTTGAAGTAGATGAAAATAAATCAGAAACACCAGTTGAAGAAGATGTAACTGATGAAGAAATAGAAAAAGTGGATGCTTCTTATAATGGAGCACAGATTTCAAGTGCCATTGCTATTATTGAGAAAGTTAAAGAAGGTATTTTAACAAATGAACAAGCTAAAACTTTCTTAATTCAATTTTTACAACTTCCAGAAAGTGTTGCTAATTCATTTTTTGATGAAGAAAATGTGAATTTATCAAGAGTTCGAGCATTTTTAGAATCAAAACGAGAAAAAACATCTGTTGAAAACTTAAAAAAAATAGATGGTCAAACAGTTTATGAAACTAAAGAAGAAGCTGAAGAGGTAGCTAAAACAATTGGCTGCAAAGGCTCACATATTCATGAGGAAGATGGCAAAGAGTGGCATATGCCTTGTGAATCTCACGAAGATTTAATTAGGGGTATTGATAGAGATTCTGATGACTTACAAGAATTCATAGATTTAGGTGAAGATGAAGAAGCTTTACTTGAAAATTATGATTTAATTGATGTTTCGGAAGTTGATTATGAAGCAGAGGAAGCATTCGATGAGAAAATTAAAGAGCTAAATGATAAACACAAACCAACCAACCTAGTAAAGACTGGTGATGCTTATGGCAGAAATAGAAAATCAGAGCAAGATGGCACATCAAAGCAAGATGAATCATTGAGGTTTTTGGTAAGGTATCAATATGCACCATTGAAAAAGCAAAAAGATACTAGAAAATTTTGCAACGCAATGGTAAACGCTAAAAAAATATATCGAAAAGAAGATATTTTGAAAATGAGTGACAAAAGAGTTAACCCAGGGTTTGGGGTTAAAGGTGCTGCTACTTATTCAATATGGTTATATAAAGGCGGAGCGAGATGTTTTCACAAATGGTTCAGAAAAACTTATGTAATAAATGAAGATAGAAATATTAACAAGAAACCATTGAGGAAAACTGATGAAATAACATCTACAAAAGCGAAATCAATGGGTTTCAAAGCTCCAATTAATGACCAACTTGTGCCAGTCGCACCACGAGATATGAAATTTGAGGGTTACACAAAAGCATACTGGGATAAAATGGGGTTTAAAAATACAGCAAAGTAATATGGCAACTAAATTATTCATAAATTGAACCGATATGATTCGCAATTCTGTAATAGATGCGAACATTAATTCTGACAAATTTATTCAGTTTCTGAAGATAGCCCAAGAAATCACAATTCAATCGTATCTAGGAACTGATTTGTACGATAAAATCACAAGCCTTTTGCCAACTGCTATTGATGATGCTGCAAACAGCGATTATAAAACGCTTCTAAACGACTATATTCAACCAGCATTGATTCATTGGGCTCAAGTTGAGTATTACCCCTATGCAGCGATAGAAGTTCGTGCTGGTGGCGTATTTCGACACGTAGCAGAAAACGCTGAAACAGCAAGTAGATTAGATGTTGATTATCTAGTTGAGAAAGAACGCACCCATGCAGAGTGGTACACTAGAAGAATGTTAGACTATTTGTCACAAAATAATTCAAAATATCCAGAATATAGCACTAATAGCGGTTCAGATGTATTCCCACAGTATGATTCACTATTCAATGGCTGGGTTTTATGAGAGTAAAGCAAATAAATATTAAAAAATTAAAAGCATTTTTAGCTAAAATTAAAGATAATGGCGAGTCTGACAAACCAAAAAATATCAAATAGTTACCTAGGTTTACTAAATACCACAAGCAATGGAGTATTAACAAGCTCATTGGCTCAAATTACTGACGGCAATGGCAATGGTTCACCCATTTATTTATCTACAGCTGCCTTAAATCTTTATAATAAATATACTTTTCCAGATGCAGTTCCAGCTAATGGCACATTTTTAAAAGCCACTGATAGTTCTGGAACGCTGGAATGGGTTGCTGAGTCTGGGGGTGATGTTAAAAAGACTGGAGCAATTACAATTAATACAATCGCGGTATGGAATGATGCAACGGAAACTTTAAGAAGTGATCCAGCCATGTCAATAGTTAGTAACAGTATATCATTATTACAAAAAAATGGTTCTGGTACTGACACAACTTCTTATAATATAGGTGGAGGTAATATTGTTAATGTAACTGGTCAAAACAATGTTGGATTTGGTTCATCTAATATGCAGTCGGTCACAACTGGTAATAATAATACTGCCTTTGGCTCATCTGCTATAGGTGCTTTGACTATTGGTTCTGGTAATACTAGTATAGGCAAATCTTCTTTATTTGATTGTAATGAAGGAGATAATAACACTGGAATTGGGCTCAATAGTTTAACTAGTGTAACTACTGGTGATGACAACACTGCTGTCGGAATGGATGCTGGTCAAACTGTTACTACTGGTTCATCAAATACTTTTATTGGCAAGGATGCTGGTAGAGGAACAACTGGAAGCTCAAATACTTTTTTAGGTAATGATGCTGGAACATCTGTTTTAAGTGGTTCAAAAAATGTAATAATTGGTTCTAATAATGGTGGCACAATAGCCACATCTAGCAACAATATTATCATTTCAGATGGTGATGGGAATGCTAGAATACAAGTTAATAGTGTTGGAAGTGTCGGAATTGGAGGTTCACCTACTTCTAAATTAAATGTTGTTGATAGTGCTAGTGGAGCAGCGATAAAAGTAAGTGGTGCAGTAACTGATACAAGTGTAGCTTATTATGGCTTTATGCACGATGGTACAGATTTGCAAGGCACTACCCAAGTAAATATGTTTTACTCTGGTGGTGCAATTAAAGCAAGTACAACTATTGCAGAATTTGCAAGTTTTCGGATTGATGCACCATCATTAAGTGCATCGGGTTCTGCAATAACGAATAGCTACGGTATTTATCAAGCAAGTACCGCACAAAAAAATTATTTTGCTGGTAGTATAGGGATTGGAGTTACTTCACCTATAGTGCCATTTCACATATCGGGTACTGCTGTAAATAATCCATCAAATGGAAGTGGTGGGTATGAAGTAATGCAAGTTTTTGATAATACATCTGCTGCACAAAATGTAGGTGGTGGTATTGGATTAGGTGGTAATTTTACTGGAACTACTCCTACTATATTTGGTGAGATTAGAGGGTTAAAAGAAAATTCTACAGATTCCAATTACGCAAGTGCTTTAACTTTTTCTACGAGAGAAAACTCAGCAAACATAACTGAAAGAATGCGCATCTCATCGGGGGGTAATGT